CAGTCAGGTGCAAGAGCAATGTGCACTTCAGTCCCTTTGGCCACCATGGTCCAGACAAGACGTCCTTCAAATTCAAACTGAAGAACTTCCCAGTCAGCAAAGTAGTCAAGGATCTGGTACCTCGACAACGCAGTGCCCTTGCGAACCGAGGAGATGATCGGTTCAAGAAGGGCCTCTCGATTCATGACCAATCAAGCAGATCTTTAAGGCCAGTGATGCCAGAAGTTTTGCTAAGAATCTCAAGCGAATTCTGCAAATAAAGTTTCTGCATGTTGACGGCCGCCTGCTTTGGCGATACCTTGTTCCCGTCCTTGCCGACTACCCCGTCTTCTGCTTTTGCGCTGAGGTCTGGGTTGGCCATGAGGTCGGCGATGTTCTTGGACACTTGCTGGAAGACGTCGTTTGCGCTGGCCGATGCCTGTATCTGGTTTTTGTAAGCGGCCTCTGTTGCAGCCAAGGTCGCGCGGGTAGACGCGTCAATGTTCTGCAGTTCGATCTTTGTCTGAGCGTCGGCGTTCGACAGGGCGTACTTCATCGACTGGTCCATCATGTTCTGGACAGTGCTGTTGAGAGCGGTGGCGTATTGCTTGGAGACGTCGGTCTGGTTGGCAGCCGTGACTTGGGCGGCCTGATTCTGGGCTGCCGCATTGGCCGCCGCCGCTTGATTGGTCGCGCCGGCCGTGAACTGTGCGGCCTGATTGGCCGCGGCTGCGTTGGCCGCGGATGTCTGGCTGGCTGTACCCGCGCCAAATTGCATGGCCTGATTTTTCGCAGCTTGGTTTTGAGCTTCGGCTTGGTTGGCCGCAGAAGCCGTGAATCCGAGAGCCTGATTGCCGGCTGCCAAGTTTTCTGAGCCGGCTTGGTTCTGAGCGTTGGCTGTAAAACCAAGGGCTTGGTTGCTTTGGCCGGCGTTGAACTGGGCCAACTGGTTTGCAGCGTTGGCGTTGACCTGAGCTGAGTTGGCGAAGGTGGCCGCGTCTTGTGTGGCAATCGGGAGCGCTGCCGAGTAGACGGCCTTCTGGCCCTCTCCCAAGGCCATGCTTGAGTTGACCAAGCCGCGCGAGTTCATCTGAGCCAATGAGTTGGCACGAGCTTGCTGGAGCAGGGGCGAGTTGGCAGCAATCAGGCCGCCGATCTGTCCTTGAACTGTTTGGTTGTTGTCGACGTTCCAGTTGGTGCCAAGGGCCCCAGCCGCGTTGTATCCGGCCGCTGTTCGCGAACCCGCGTTGTAACCTTCGCCAGTCATGGTGCTGGCCGTGTATCCGAACGGGTTGGCGTCGGTAGCCTTGTAACCAGTTGCGCCAGACGTCGCCGCGGTGTATCCAGTGGCTTGAGGTGCGGCGATCGCGCTTGTAGCGTTGCCGAGCAGGGTTGCCCCTGTCGTGGTGTTTAAATCAAACGGGTTGTTTGCTGTTGCCATATTCGCTCCACAAATAGGAAAGCCGCACTAGGCGGCCTATTGCGGGCGCAGTGGCCCCGCAAAGATTTTACATTAAGAACAGGGCGCGTTCATCATTTCTGCGCTTTACCAGTCCGGGCAGGATTTTGCCCCCGCCCCTTGTGAATTTCAGAAACTCGTCCGCCGCTTCTTCGATCTCTCCGCGAAGAACCTTTTGACGGAGCGTTGATCGCTGAACTCCTCCCAGACCGAGATTAAAAGCAAAGCTGACGAGAGCATCAAACTGGCCTTGGGTAAGAGCCACAGGAAAAAGTTTGGCGACCCCAACTTCAAATCGGCGGAGATCAGCACCAAGGATTCCATCTATTTCTGCCTTTGAAAACGTGCGGTTATCTGCTGCCGCAAGTGGGAAAGCGTCTCTTTGATCCAAAGGTAAGCGACCTTGATCTGGGTAAAGGACATGACCTACTCCAATCGTAAAAAGACGCGCTGGGCATCGGTACGGTTTGAATCGAACACCCTCGTGGTGCTTGATCATCTCTTTGCACCGTTGAGAGACTTTCATTTTTTGCCAAACGCTTGGCTGCCGAACCAAAAACTGATGATCAACGTCCAGATAGTTTGCGTCTCATCATCCCAAAGGTTATTCAGCATGATCTCAAAATCTACGGCGTGGTGCCATGCATAAGAAAATCCAGCCACCTCTACAAACACCAGCAGGAGGAACATGCCGTAAGTGATGTTGGGCCTTACGCCCGCCCGCAGATTGATCACCCACTGGCTGGCTCCCTGACCGATAGCTATGTCGTGCGCGTACAGTGCGCTTCGCTCGGCTGATGCGGCCTCAATCATCTGGCCTTCTACCCTGATCTCTTCCACCCGTTGCTGGGCTTCAAACCCTGCTTTGCGGAGTTCCAGTTCGCGCTCTGTTTGTAGTTGGGCCATTGCCATCTCATGCTTTTTGTCGGCCCGGTCTTGGAAAAAACCAAGCACCTTGGGCAAGCCGCCAGCAAGAAAACCAAATAGCGATGAGAGTAGGGTTAGCATCATTTGTCCTTTAGGTCAAAACTCAGGTTTGCATGGCGGGGGTACTGAACCACACGCTCACCCTCCGGGCATTTGTACTTGATCGTTGCCAGCAGTGTGGCTGTGCCGGGTGCAATCTTCTCTTTTTGCACCATCGTGAGTTGGTATGTAAACGTGTCAATCTGTGGACCCGCTGGGCCGCTGAACTTGCTTGCGGTGGTGGTCGCCTCATGCACCATGCCAGCGGCATCCCTAATGCTTGGGGTAAAACTCTCCACGGAGCAGTCATCACGCTTTTTGATTCGGGCTACCGTGACGTTGATAGGTTGCCCTGCCGCCGCTGTGATTTTAAAATGCTCTGGCGACCACTCCAGAATAGCCCGGTCAAACCATCCAAATTTATCGGCAAGCGTGTAACCGCCGCCGATGGCCGCAATGCTGGCTGCGACTGCCCCGATGGTTTTGGTTAAGTCGATCATGTGTCCCCCACAAGTTGCCACGTAAGCCACGCGGTTAAACCAATCACTACAGCCCCCAATGCAGCCCACAGGCCAAAGGTCAGGATGTCGTTAATCTCTTTAGCCCTCAGTGCCTTGGCCTGAGCTGCTTCAGCTTCTGCCTTTTTGCGTTCAGCCACCATGCGGTTACGCTCCAGCATCAGTGCGTTCCAGACATCGTCGTTGCCTGACCATATCAGCATCTGCTTCAGTTCGTTCTCTGCGTCTTGAAGCTGCTTGAGCTGCATCACCGTCTCAAACGCCACGGCCGTGTCGCTCTTGCCAAAACCCTTGGGCTTCTTCTTAACCGACGCCTTGGCAATGATGTCTTTTGCTTCGAAGAACTTCATCAAGTCGCCGCTGATGCCATTGATGTCCTTACCCATCTTGATGGCGGCCTGCACTCCTTTTATGGCTCCTTGGGCTACAGCAAATGCGGTTAGCGGATCAATCATTTGTCCCGCCTGTTCCACATCTCAAACAGCGTTTTGATCTTGTCCTCCAAGACAGCTACCCGCAGGTCCAACTTTGCCAAGACAATGATCAAGGTGATCAGCGCCAGCAGGATGGGCCATGCTTTCGACAGGACGTCAAAGAAATCCACTTCATCGCCCAAAGGTCAGAGATGCGTAAACGATGGCTGACATACTGACGATCAAGACGCCAGTGGTCTTCATAATCACGCCTTCCAGCCGCTTGAGTCTCGCATTGATCTGTGCATACCGTTCTGCACAAACGGCCTCATGGCTCGTCAATCGGATGTCTAGTTCGCTCATGGTGCGTCAGGCCAAGTGATTGTCCAAGGAAATCCAGCCTGTGCGCCTTCAAAAACAACACCAGCGCAAACTTGCTCATGGGTAGCAAGCCTAGCTTCTGTCTCGGTAATTAGTTTTTCAGCCACGAATCTTGTCCGCCGTGCTTTGGGAGATCACGCCAGAGCTAACCAAGAAGTCAAGCAGCTCAGTAGCACCAACAAGCTCTTTAGGCAGTTCAGCTTTGACCGTGATGATCTCAGGTGCGCTGTCGCTGTCCCACTTAGCCTTTTCAACCAGCGTCATGCCAGCACGAAAGTCGTTAGCATTCCATTGACGCGCAGGCAACTCGGCTTTTACTAAAACGCTATTTACCCAGCCATCACCCGGCTCCGCATTATCAGGAACATCAGTGTCGTAAAGTACAGCAACAGCAGAGTGAAAAATGTCTGCTGGGTTGCTGTGAGCAACATCGCGAATTTTGCTGTTTTCGATCCATGCTTTTTTCATACTTTTTAATCCTTAAAATTTAGTGATCTGTTTTTACCATTCAAGTATCACAAGACCTCGCCCAGCACGTCCGTTGAACCCCCCACCGCCGCCGGGAAACCCACC